AGGCCAAGTCTTTTGTTTGTCAACCTCTATTAAGTTCGGGTGATAAAGACGGCTAAGCAAAAGAGTATCCAAGCAATCACCAACACGTCTAAACCATGGATAAAACTTATTGATAATGCTAAGGTCATAATTAATAATGTTATGACCGACAATACAATCAGCGTCTTCGAGGTATTGGATAGCGCGGACGATAGGTTCCGTCGCTGGTCTCTCTGTAGCTGACGTAAACGATTGATCATTAAAGACCATCGTTTTTTCAGTGTTGGTGTCGTAGATGCAGAGACAATGGATTTTAGTGGCATCATTTAATAGTCCGTCTGTTTCTAAATCAAAGATCAGCATTCAACGTCCTTGCCATTGATAGGTTTTATCAACAAACTGAGCACGTTTTACTGCCTCTTCAGTAGGAGGATTAGGCTTATGCAATGTCAAATCAATACGAAATTCTGTACCTTCTCTAATAAACTCTTCATTCATTGCTTCATAATCAGAAATCTGTTGTGGCGTCAAACGCTGCTGGTGCTGTAGTTTCATTGAATTTACAAGTGGATAAGTCATAGTTTAATCGACAAGCAATGCCTGTTTCCCCAGAGTAGCGATTCTTGAGAACTCTAACAATTGTATCAGAGTGTTTAGTTTCACTCTGTTGATTTCTTTCGAGTCCAATAACTGCATCGCTAAGCTGAGCGATTGCCGCACTTCCTCGAAGTTGTCCGAGTGTAACACGTGCACCTTCTTCATGGTTTTGATCGGATGATCCTCGTTTTAAATGTGATACTAAAAATAATGATATGCCAGTGCGTTCAACAAGTGAACGTAAGCGTGTCATCGTTTGGTCTATCATCCGCCGCTCATCCCCATCAAGACCACTCATAAGAATGGATAGGTGATCAAGAAAGATGATCTTACAATCAAGTCCTGAGGCTAGGTATTCTATCCTGTTGTAAATAATATCAGGATCAAAAGAACCAAAGCCATCAAAAAGATAAAGACACCATTTATCAATAGTTGAGTCAAATGCTTTTGTAAGTTCACTATGACTATGTTCTCCTAGTGCTAGGTTCTTACCTACAGCAGCAGACATCAAACCTAAAGCTGTACGGCGGTTTGACTCTTCAAGTGCCAAGTATCCAACCCGTTCTCCGTTCGATAACAAGTGAGCAGCCAAGTCTCGACACACGGACGACTTGCCTTGGCCTGATCCTGAAGTAATTGTGACAAGCTCGCCGCGCCTAATCCCGTGAAGCTTTGACTGAAATCCTTGAAATGGATAGTCATAATCAGCTGGTGGTTGTGGTGTTGTAACTAATTCAAGTAAAGATCTAGCATCTACAATACCATCAGGTCTGAATTCCTTACGTTTAAAGAATGCATCATCGATAGCCTTGTAATCGCTAGCTTGTAAAGCGTCTGAGAGGTCCTTGTAAGCCTCTAGACGGGCTATGTAAACCTTACCAGGTGGTAATACACTAGCAGCCTCTTCAGCAGCCTTCTGACCGGCTTCATCAGCATCGAACCAAAGTACGATCTCACTGTAGCCTTGAAGGAACTCTAGGTTCTTTTGAATTGCTTTTTTGGCTCCCGCTGCACCACTAGGTAATGATACTACAGGCCAAGTTGGGAATATTTCTCCGTAAGACACACAATCTAGCTCACCTTCTGTGATGATTATGCGCTTACCACTACTGCCCCATAAATGTTGACCGAAGAATGTACCAGGTGTTTCTCCTTCGTAAGTGAATTGCTTGTCCTTGGTTTTAATCTTAGCACCTTTTACAATGCCAGATGGATCGTGATAGTAAAACCTTAGCTTATCTCCATCACGATATACTTTAAATCTCTCACAAGTAGATTGACTGATCTTGCGTTTCTGCAACCGTTCGGCTGAGCCTTTGATCTGCACAATAGAATTAGTGTGAATGTGTGTTATGTTTTCCTGTTCATCTGTGTAAGTATGACAGACAAAACAATAACTGTGGTCAGTGTAGATAGCATTGCCATCTGATGATCCACAATTATTACAAGGTCCATGTCTTATAAACTCAGAGAACCCAGTCGATTGGGATGTTGTGGAATGATGTCCACGGTATGTCATGGCGTTCGCACCATTTAGAGTATGTTGTTTTTGATTTCTTGCTGATTGTATTAAAGGGTGCCTGGAAGACCATACGTAAATCTAATTCAGGATGCTGTTGTTTGACTGCTTTAATCTTGCGTCTGTCATCAGCATCCCAATAGCCTTTACATTCTAGCACAACGCCATTCGGTAAAAAAAAGTCTGGCGTGTATAAATGTGGAATTGTATAAGGTACTTTTTCAGTTTCATATTCGTAGTTGACATCCAGGTTGCAAAGAAGATCAGCGACCTTCTCTTCAAGACCTGATCGGAATGCCACTAAAAGTCATCCTCAGTGCTTTCAGAAGGCGTTACATTAGGCTCACTAGCCTTGAACCCTTCAGTCTTACCAAAGAGTGCTGCAACGTTTTCTGGAGACATATCACCAGTATCTACACCAGCTGCTGTATTGAGAGACACCAATTGAACACCAACCAATTTAAGGCTTGTCCCATACGTAACTCCATCACGGAGGATATACGGCTTCTGATAGAACGCAAGCTTAACACGACTGCCAGCATACATAGGTGTATTGTCATCAGCAATAATTGTCCCTTCAGTATCCACAACAGGTGGTTTTGCTTCTTCATTCCAAGAGAATTTAACTTTGTATTGTCCTTCAGTAACTTCTTCCCAAGGTTCAGGCTTAAGTGTAGAACGCTTAGGATTCTTCAGTTTAGTTTCAGCCCATTTAAGGGATTCAACTCTATCATCTTCTAGTACATCAACCATTGATTGATCAACTAGAGCAGCAAGTGAATAACCAAACTTACTTGGTTTCAGTACAGCTTGATAACCTTCAAGGACTACAGGCTGTGAGGTTTTGTGAATAGTACGTGGCATTTAACAGAAAAAATAAGTGGAATCAATTACGGAGCTAGGTTCTAGATCTCCAATAATCGGTGGGTTAGACTCTGCTCCTATTTGGTTAGCGAAGTCTTGCAAGTAATTGTGTTCGGCAAAGAGGTGCATATATGTCTCTCGTACAACTGCACTGAGAGAAGACATGTCGGTAGCACGACACAATACAGAATCATGAATGAGAGCGATCGGTGCATTGAAAGCCAATGCGCTGAAGTGGAGAAAGGAAGCATCGAGTGAATGTATTAAGTTAGGTGCTGTTGCATTCTTGTGGTGTTGTTTATCAACCTTGTCACTATCTTGTGTAGCAACGGTTAATTTACAACGACCAAGCAACTGCAACTCAATTTGGATTGTTTCTTTTTTCATGAGTTTTTGAGTGACAACAAAACCAGATGGTGTAGACCATGTTAGTTCTGTTTTACCCAAATCGATTGCCTTAGCAACCTCAGATTCAATCCAACTCATGACAGCCATAGGACCAGGTACGACCTCATCCATAGCATTTCTAACAGCGATGACAGTTTTTGTCAAGTCATCTTTATCAATCTCAATACCTTTTTCTTTTAGTGCGTCCTTGATGTACCCACGATTACAGAAAGGCTTTGCATTATAAGGTACGGTCATCACTACTCTTTTGACCACCTTTCTATCCATATAATTGCGGATAGAACTAGGACAAAAAGGAGTAGCAGTTTTAGCTACGACAGCATAAGCATCCTGTGGTTTATCAGATGGTAATACGTTAACTAGACTAGCAGTATTCTTATCTTTAGCAAGACCTGCTAATATCTGTAATCCGCTACAAGTAGCGTCTGTAGCTACAGGCAAGATGTAAAATGACGATCACACTTAAGCACACAATGGTAATACTCATCACATGCCGAAAGAAATTGCCATGGCTCATCTGCTGCCTCCCATTCGTGTATGTGTAAGATAGGATCACTAGCGACACAAGATATAAGATGAGTATTATTCTTTACCCAATCTAATCTATCTTGCATTGTAGCTTTATCTAGACCATAAGTAGTAGCTACTTGAAATGCTAACCAGTCTTCAGCTTCAGGAGTCATGTAAGCTGGTTCAGCAAAAGACAATAAACTTTTTCCAAAGTCTGTGTCTTGTGGTGTTAAGAATGCAGGAATTGGGTAAGCTCTACCTCTGTAATCAAAAGACCAAGGAATAAAGAATTTATCTTTACTCTTAAATCTTTGTACAGCTTCCATTGTCATTCTTGTTCTACATGACTTCTTAAACTCTTGAGCTTGTAGATTGTAAACTTCAGCAGCTTGTCTATTATAACTATGACGAGCTTCTTTATTAGTTGCTATGTCTACAGGCTTAGGAGGTAAGTCATGATGAATAATAGGGAGAAACTTACCGACAGCTCGTTCCAATCTATCTAGTTCTTCCGCTACACCCACAGTAAAGGGGTTTACACGATAAGCAACCTTTTGAATTCGGTTCAAGAACTCAATAGGTCTCTCTCCCTGTATACGGGTGGGATCGCCCCTTCGTACCATATTATGACCACGCATCACCTCATTTAAGACATAACCGCCACATTTTTCATGTGTCCAATCATTAGGCTCAATGAGCATTGGCCAAGCAAGTGGGCTGAATAACTCAGCAGTAGCCATCACGTCGTCTCTTATTTCTAGAAATTCAGGAGTAGGGGTTATGTACCTGTGGGTTCTTTTCCCTTCCCTTACTAACTGGCTTTCAAACCAGCCGCTGGCTTGGCATATGCAATCAAGTAGCCAGCCACCAAGCTTGATTCGGTTGCTTCTGCCCCAAGGTTCCCAATGCTTCACTTCATAGCGTTTCATCAATGTTTTGATGACTACTACCTTTTGTTCAGTGCCGATAGCTCGGTGCCAATAGTTCTCCTTCAGTACATGTAGTAGGCCAGGGCAGTTCGCTTCGTAGTGGCGGATGGTGCATTCATCTTCTACGGCTTTACCTATGGCATCAGTGACGTTCTGAAGCTGGTTTGCTTTCAGCTTGCTAGAGAACACCTTGTCAAAGGTC